AAGCTCCAACAAGTAGTTTTATTGAAATTGAATACAATAATCAAACGCAATCCAGAAAAGGCATACTACACCCAAAGTTAATTGAAGTTATTGATGCAGCAGCAATACGTGCTAACGGACAATTATCAAGAAATAATAAAGTTAACAAAATCTCTGTTGTATCAGGTGGTCAAATATCAAGTGATACTCTAAAAAAATTCAGAGTGATGGATAAAGCAAATAAAGTGAGATACGGATTAACTAATCACTCTGTTAACCATGATAACGGCTGGGCTGCCGATTTACAGTTTCTCGGTCAGTACAAAAAACCTAAAGATCTTTTTTTTGAATATGGTAATCTGGAAGCTAATGCTACTATATTAGTATTTTTGAAATATTTCTTTGAAGAAGCTGTTAGTAGAGGGTACGCTCCTAGAATTGGAGCAGGGTATAAAGGTTTAGGTAAGTCTATACACGTCGGGTTTCACCCGTTGCTGTCAAAAGTCAGTGGTAAAGCAGCTAATATATGGACTGAAGGTAATGTCTTCATAGGTGACAACATTGGAAAGTCAAAAGTAAAAAAAGCACTTGCTGATATTTATTATAAAGCCTATGATAAGAAAAATAACATTTCGGTAATTCCAAGAGGCGAAAGAGCATAGTATGTATCTACCTAGATCAAAATATAGAGTTTTAAAATCATCTGGAGACCTTATACTTCCTAATGGAGAAAAGTATAAAGGTAGTTATATAGAAACATACAATGGTGATTACTTTTCAGGAAATAATCTAAATAGTGATTCAGTACCGCTTACAAAAGTTGATTTATACTCTGATGATGAACCAAATTTAATTACTACTTTGCGTTTTTCAAATGATTATATTAGACCTACTGATAAAGATATAGCCAGAGGTAAGTTTAAAAGGTATTATGTACAAGATAAAAGAAATAAAGCTATAATAGAAGTAAACGTAAGAAGATACTTGAAGTTTCAAAAAACTAACTATACAGATACCGCTGTTATAGACTGGGTAATTAAAGGACCTGTTGAAAACTCAGTTAAAAGTTCGTATATTCAATTTGGAGCTAAAGCAATAAATAAAGAAACCGTAGAAAAAGCATCTGAGAAAATAAAAGAATTACCTCAAATGATAAAAAACTATGGAGAGTTTGTAGTCTAAGAAATATATCTTATCTTTAAGTAAAGGTTATAAGTATGTTTTATATTATTGAAACTGACACTCAGTTAGATAGATTACAAGCACTAGGTAGATTAGGAGGATATGTTGATATCATCCCTACCAATACTTACTACCATCCAAAACTTACTTCCACTGTAGCGGTTTACTTAAGACCGGTTAATTCTAAGCATGGATTTATAATTCCTATCGATCATGACGAAGGCCTTAACGTAGATAAAGAGCGTGTCTACGAATTACTTAAAGCTTTCACTACACTTTATACATTAGATAAGAAATACTTGCTATATCACTTTAATCTACAAGGAGCTATAGACTTATCACTACTTTATTCAATGGTTAAGTTTGATAAATTAGAGTATTCTAGAGATTTTTCGTATATAAATACTTTCTATAATAAATTTAAAGATAGTATTATTACTAATAAACTTATACCTATATCTAAACTCTATCAAGCAAGTGAAGAGATATACTATAAAGTAAAAGATGTAATTGAATATAACATACCAAGTGGTTTTGACTTTTATAACAAGACTGCTACCAATGTATTCTTTCTCTTAGAGCAATCTGGTATAGGAATACATAAAGAACAATTCGAAGAGATGTTTACTCCTCGTGATTCCAATTATAATATAGTAGACGATATAACGTATAGTTACTATAACCTATATAACATTACTTCTCGACCTACTAATGCATTTAACTCAGTTAACTACGCAGCTATTCCTAAAACAGATAAACATAGATCGAGTTTTAAACCTCAAAATGACTTTTTTGTAGAGTTTGATTTTGATGGTTACCACGTTAGGTTACTTTGTGAACAATTAGGTTACGAACTTACTGACGAATCCGCTCATATGCAACTTGCAAAGAAGTACTTTAAGAAATCAGTCATTGGAGACGATGAATATTCGAAAGCTAAGCAAATAAACTTTCATGCATTGTACGGAAGAATACCTGAAGAATATAAAGATGTAGATATCTTTGTTAAGATTCAAGACTTTATTAACTCCTTGTGGATCAAGTATGAAGCTCTTGGAGAAGTACACAACCCAGTATCAGATAAACCTTTTACAGAAGAGCTCAAGGATATGAATCCTCAAAAGTTAATGAATTATCTTATGCAATCGTTGGAAACCTCAAGAAATATACTTATCTTAAAAGAAGTACTAAGATATCTACAAAATAAAAAGACAAAGGTAGTATTATACACTTATGATTCTCTACTTTTTGATTTTAGCAAAGAAGATGGAAAAGACACGTTAACAGAATTACAAAATATACTAGAATCTGGGAAAAAATACCCAGTCAAATTTAAATACTCAAAAGATTTATGTTTGTGAAACAATTTAATATTTATAACAAATGGTAATGGTTGCAGGCAATAGGTTTGATTACGATATCGACCCTATAACAATAAATGAAGATATGAGTAATAAATTATTCTGTACATTTGCTACAGAAGAAACATTAGAACCAGTTTTAGAAAATATTCAAGAACGGTACAAAATTATTTACAACAAAATATTCGTCTTATACTCTAAAAGTTTAAATGAGTATATATGTACGTATAATGTTGATTTTGGGAATGTGGGGACATTTTTAGAGAACACTATTTTAGTTCATAGAAAAAAAGAATCCAACACCCTATATACTATAAATGCTCTTAATACACTTATTAAAGAGTTGAACGAAGGAGTACTAGATACTTCTTACAGAATTAATTGGTCAGATTTTAGAAACTGCGTGTTACTAACTAAAGGACCAGATTTAAAAAGAATTAATACAAAGTTATTTAAAATTATCGAACTATAGTTGCTCGTTAATTTTATTTTTCTTATATTAATATAAAGTTATTAATTAAAATTAGTTATATGGATTTAAATGCTATTAAGGCTAAGCTAGATGCCTTGAACAACAACGGTCAGCAAAGAGAAAAGACTGACTATTCAACAATTTTTTGGAAACCAGAGTTAGGAAAACAAACTGTAAGGTTAGTACCTTCGGCTTATGACCCTACAATGCCTTTCAAAGAACTAAAGTTTCACTACGGTATTGGAAAATACCCTATGGTTGCTTTATCGAATTTCGGTAAACAAGACCCTATTGAAGAGTTCGTAAAAGAACTAAGAAAAACTTCTGATAGAGACAATTGGTCTTTAGCCGGTAAAATCTCACCTAAAACTAGAATCTTTGCACCAGTAGTGGTAAGAGGACAAGAAGAGAAAGGTGTTAGATTATGGGGATTTGGAATTACTATCTATAAAGCTTTATTAGCTCTTATTGCTGATGAAGACATAGGTGATATTACAGATGTTATAAACGGATGGGATTTAGTTGTAGAACAACAACAAGGTAATCCTTACCCTGAAACTACGGTTAGAATTAAACCTAAACAAACTGCTTTATCAGACGATAATGATCTAGTAGATACATGGATTAAGACTCAACCAGACCCGACTGATGTACATACTCAATATGACTATGACTATATCAAAAAACAGTTACAGAATCACCTTAACCCTGGATCAGCAGAAGAAGAAAAATCTGCTCCTACAAAACAGCCAGAAAGCTCTAGTCCTCAAAAGGCTAACTTTACTTTAGAAACAGCTACCGCTGGCAACAAAGACACAGTTAGTAAATTTGATGACCTATTTAACGAGTAAACATGGCAAAAAAGAAAGAAGTACAGGCAAGAGCGACTGCGAATGTTCGAAAGTCGTTTAATTTAAGCAATTTTAAGAGTAAGAAAGGATTTTCTAATGCGTCTGTTAAGTTTAAAGAACAAGGATGGATACCTTTATCTAAAGCTTTTCAGGACATTACTTCCCTCCCCGGTATTCCCACCGGACATATCACTCTTCTGAGAGGACATAGTGATACGGGCAAAACCACTGCCCTAATAGAAGCTGCGGTGAATGCTCAAAAACTGGGCATTCTCCCAGTCTTTATAGTAACTGAGATGAAATGGTCTTGGGAACATGCTAAAGAAATGGGATTACAGTTTGACGAAGTAAAAGATGCTAACGGTAACGTTACAGATTATGAAGGTCATTTCTTATATGCAGACAGAGGACTATTAAATACTATTGAAGATGTAGCTGTTTATATAGCTGATTTAATGGATGAGCAAGCTAAAGGTAATCTACCTTATGATTTATGTTTCTTCTGGGATAGTATAGGATCAGTACCTTGTGACCTTTCAGTACGTTCTAATAAGAACAATAATGAATGGAATGCTGGTGCAATGTCTACACAATTTGGAAATAACCTTAATCAAAAGATATTACTATCTAGGAAAGAAAACTCTCCTTATACTAATACTCTAGTTGCTATTAATAAAGTATGGACAATGAAACCTGAGTCGCCGATGGGTCAACCTAAGCTACAGAATAAAGGTGGAATGTCTATGTGGTACGATGCTACGTTAGTAGTTACCTTTGGTAATATTACTAACCCCGGTACTTCTAAAATTAAAGCTATAAAGAATGGCATGCAAGTAGAATTTGCAAAGAGAACAAATGTCCAAGTAGAAAAGAATCATATTGGAGGAGTACAATCAAGAGGAAGAGTAGTAATGACACCTCATGGGTTTATCCCAGATGATAAACGAGCAATCGATAAGTACAAAGACGCACATAAAGAACACTGGTTAAAACTAGTAGGTTCTATAGACTTTGATCTTATTGAAGAAGGCGATTTAGAAGAAACTCCAATATCACCAAATCTACTAGACTAGTGAGCTATTCAAAAATACTAAATAACTTAAAGCAGACCCCACCCCCAGAGCTAAATGACCACATTTTGGTCATAGATGCTATGAATATGTTAATTCGTAGTTTCTCACTGCTCAAAGCAATGAGTCCAACAGGCCACCATATCGGAGGCCTAGTTGGCTTTTTGCGATCTTTAGGGTATGTGACTAGGATATTTGACCCTACAAGGGTTATAGTAGTATGGGATGGAAAAGGTGGTTCTGCTAATAGAAAAAATATAGACCCTAATTACAAAGCTAATAGAGCTACATCAAGAATTACTCATTGGGGATTATACGATACAAAAGCAGAAGAAACTGAAGCATTAATAGGTCAGTTATTTAGAACAAAGGATTACTTAGAGTGTTTACCCTTACAGCAGATAATGATGGAGAAGTTAGAAGCTGATGATATTATAGCCTACTTAGCTCAACAAGCTGATAAGAATGACAAGAAAATCACTATTATATCTTCAGATAAAGACTTCTTACAGATGGTAAATAAGAATATAGAAGTATATGCACCAGTTAAGAAGAAAACTTTCACTAACGAAAATATAGAAGAAGAATTAAAAGTAATACCAGAGAACTATAATATAGTTAAAGCATTACTTGGTGATAATTCTGATGGTCTGAAAGGAGTTAAAGGGTTAGGTATAAAAACTATAGTATCTCAATTTCCGGATCTTGTTACAAAACCAAGTATGACACTTGATTATGTATTTCAAGTATGTGAAGATAACTTAGAAGGTAAAAAAATATTTTCTAAAATCATACACGAATGGGATAAAGTTGAAACTAACTATAAGTTAATGAATTTACACGAAAGTGTGTTGGATAATAACGAAAAAAATACTATATTGGATATAGTAAAAGAAGATATACCAGATCTTCAAGCAGGAGCTTTCTTACATTTATTAGATAATGATAAAATAGAAGGAGTTACTAAGAATACAGAAGGCTGGTTAGAGAATTTTAGAGGATTAACGGTTTTTAAAAAATAAATGGAGCAGAAGTGGATAGATTGGTTTTTAGATAATACAATTA